CGTTCACCCATACTTCCACCGTAACGTCATCCTAGTCGGTCGTAAGGGCGGTAGCTTCCTAGAAAGCGGCTACGTTTATGCTCCATACGTACCACTACAAAGCACACCAACCATCTTCGATCCAGACACCTTCGTACCACGTAAGGCTGTTATGACTCGTTATGGTAAAGCAATGGTTCGCCCAGATATGTACGGCTTGGTTATCTGCCAAGACTTACTAGGCTAATCTTAGCTAAATAATCGTAGAAGCCCCGCTAATCGCAAGGTTGGCGGGGTTTTTATTTGCTTTAAATAATAGAAAAAACTATTTAATTTATAAAATATCAATGAGGAAATTTTAATGGCTTTACCACAGCTCTCTCCTGCTTCTCAAATGAGTAAAGTAATTTTACCAGTCACTGGTAATACTACAAATGTAACTTCTAGTACACTTCCATTTGGAATATATGTGGATTCAAATTATTGGTCACAAGATCAAATAAATATGTTTAAAACTGGAGCGGCAGAAGAAGTTGCTTATGTTTATAAAAAACTAGGTGGTGATATCTTAGATATTGAATTAGTCGAAGGTAACGTATATGCTGCTTATGAAGAAGCAACATTAGAATACTCATACCTTATCAACTTACATCAATCAAAAAATATGTTACCATTTGTACTTGGTCAGACAACTGGAACTTTTAATAATGATGGTCAAATAACAGGATCAGATGCATCTATGGCTAATGCTAATCTTGCATTTCCAAAAATGTCATTTACTTATGTTAAAAATTTAGCAGCAGGCGCAAGCACAGAGGCTGTTTTAGGTGGAAATGAGCCAATATACTCCGCTTCTTTTGAAAGAGTCGCAACTGTTCAAGATTATGATTTGCAAACAATTATAAGTGGAGCTAGCGAGGCAAATGGCTGGAATGTTGGTAATAAAAAAGTTGTTATTCGTAAAGTATATTATAAAACTCCAGGTGCTTCTTGGAATTTCTATGGTTATTTCGGCGGTCTTAACGTTGTTGGTAACTTAAGCACTTATGGTCAGTATGCAGACGATAGCACCTTTGAAATCATTCCAGCTTGGCAAAATAAACTACAAGCTATGGCGTATGAGGATGCTATTAAAACAAGAGTCTCTGATTGGTCTTACCAATTAAGAGGAAATATGTTGAGACTTTTCCCAGTACCAAACGAAGCAAGTCCAACGCATTATTGGGTTGATTTTACTGTACCTTCAGATGCTTGGAAGGAGCCAGAAGGAAATACCACCTCTGGAGTAAATGGTATTAATAATATGAACTCAATGCCTTTACAAAATTTGCCATTTGATAAAATAAATAGCATTGGTAAACAATGGATTAGACGTTTTGCTTTAGCCCTATGCAAAGAAATGTTAGGACATGTTCGTAGCAAGTTTTCGACTGTTCCAATTCCTGGTGAAAGTGTGACACTTAACGGTGAAAAATTAATTGGAGAAGGCAAAGAAGAGCAAAAAGAGTTAAGAGAAGAATTAAAGACTCAGTTAGCAGAGATGACTTATTTGAAGGCTGGAGAAGATAGCGCTAAATTAATGGAGGATGCTAATAAAGCACAAACTTTCTTCCCTAATCTAATATTTGTAGGATAAAAAATGGCTAGAAATAAAAAAGACGACAATAAAGCGCAAATTCCACAAGATGCCCCACCTCCTCCATTATTTCTTGGAGAGAAAGAAAGAAATTTAGTAAAACAAGTTAATGATGAATTAATAGAGCGTGTTATAGGACAAACGATAGTATATTATCCAATAAGCAGAGAGCATACAAACTACCATCCAGTTTACGGAGAGGCTATCCAAAAAACTTTCCTAGCGCCTATTAAAGTTCAAGCATTGATTGAATGGGAAGGCTCAAAAACAACTACTGAAGTATATGGCATTGATCGTGTTACTTCAATTACTGTTAAGTTTCATCGTAGAAGATTAACAGAAGACCAGGATTTATTTGTTAGAGAGGGTGATTTTTTATTATATGGTGACACATTTTATGAAATTGTTACGTTAAATGAATCAAAACGTTTATTTGGTCAAATAGATCATAAATTTGAAATAATTGCAAAATGTATTAAAGCAAGAGAAAGCATCTTTAATGCAAAGTAATTTAGACATTTGAAAACGTGATCTACTATTTATAATAAATAAAAGTAATATAAATCTTCTCGTTTTATTTTAAGGAGACATAAATAATGTCAGTTGATAAATTTAGATTTGTAAGCCCAGGCGTTTTTGTTAATGAAATTGATAATTCACAACTTCCAAGAACCCCAGAAGACATTGGACCAGTTGTAATTGGTAGAGCATTACGCGGACCAGTTATGCGTCCTGTTAGAGTAGATTCGTTTTCTAATTTCGTAGAAGTATTCGGTGAGCCAGTTGCTGGTGGTTTAGGTGGAGATGTTTGGAGAGATGGCAACAAAACTGCTCCAACTTACGGTGCTTATGCCGCTCAAGCATATCTACGTAATTCATCACCAGTTACATTCGTCCGTTTAGCTGGTTACGAACACCCAAATAAAACTACTGGCGATGCTGGATGGACAGCAGGAAACGCAGCCTATGGCTTATTCTTTGCTCCTATTTCATCATCACAAGTTGGCGGCGTTCCAGTAACAGATTCATACGTTATGCCATCAGCTGTTGCTTCATTGGCTGCAATTATTTATGCTGATAGTGCTACTACACTTAATTATGGCTTAACTGGTAAACCATTAAGTGGCTCAACTGAAAGTGTTATCAATAAACAAAATACTTGGGTTCGCGTACAAACTGGTGGAAATCTAGAAGTTAAGATGGTCGCTGGCGGCGTTTCTTGCAGCGTTAACTTTGATGAAAATTCAAAGAAATATATCCGCTCAGTATTAAACACAAATCCAATTTTAACAAATACAGACATTGTTGATTCAAACGGCAATTCATACAAAAACTACTTCCTAGGTGAAACATTTAAAACTTGGGTAGAAGAAAATAACGGCGGAAGCGTAGCTGGAAGTGATTTTGCTGCTATCTTAGTTAAATTAAATGGTGCTGGTGCAGTAGATTTCAAGAATCACAAAGTTGAAGCACAAGACGCAACAAGCGGTTGGGTTGTTTCCCAACATAAGGGTGCAACTGGTTCATTTGCTCCAAATGCCGTAACTGGTAAATATCCAGTTCAAGAGCTATTCAGATTTGTAGGCTTAACAGAAGGTGAATGGAATAGTCAAAATCTAAAAATTTCAATTGAAGACATCAAAGAACCACCAAATGAATTTGTTAAGTTTGGTTCATTTAGCGTAGCAGTTCGTAAGATGGATGACACAGATTTAACTCCAGTTTATCTAGAAAGATTTACTGGTCTTTCATTAGATCCTTCATCAGAAAATTATATTGCTAAGAAAATTGGTGATAAATATACTGAATGGGATTACACCGAACAAAAATTCCTTGAATATGGTCTATACAACAATAAGTCAAAATTCATTCGTGTAGAAATGAATGCGGATGTTGATGCTGGCTTGACAGATACCGATTTTATTCCATTCGGCTTCTACGGTCCAACAGTTTATACTGACACCGTAAAAAATGCAACAAGCGGTGCTGATGGATTTACAATTTCAAGCGTGACTTTCGTTGAAAGCCCTGTAACTGGAAATGCTGCATTTACTGCTTCGTTTGCATTACCAGAAGTTCCACTATTAGTTTCTGCTAGCAGCAACGTTGCTGGTGCAGCTGGTTCGCTTTCATCAGTTTACTTTGGTATGAAAACAAATGTTGCCTCATCAAAGAAGCACAACAAAGACATTCCAGACTTCTTAAGAAGCGCACCAAAAAATGCCGCTCCAGTTTACCACTCATTCCTATTCTCATTAGATGATGTTAGTGGAACAGTTAGCAATAATCAAATTGTTCCATCCGATCCAGTTGTTTGGGATGAAGGCGCAAGATATGCTGGTACTTCATTTACAGCCCGTGGTTTAATTACCGAAAATAGCTCAAGCATTGTTCTTTCTGCGTTTAATCGCTTTACAATGCCACTTGTAGGTGGTAGCGATGGTGTAGATATCACTGAAAAAGATCCATTCAATGCAAGAGTATTAAATGCTAAAAACCAATTTGACAGCTATGCATATAACAGCGTTAAAGTAGCTATTGAAAGCATTTCAGACCCAGAAGTAGTAGAAATGAATCTTGCAGCAGTTCCAGGTGTGGAAAATGAATCACTAACTACATTATTAATTGAAAAATGTGAAGTTCGTGGTGATGCATTAGCTGTTATCGATTTGAAGGGTGATTACGTTCCAGAAGAAGCAAAAGCTACAGCTTCAACTACAGCAGCTGCTCGTAAACCAAATGTAACAAGAGCAGTCGCAAATCTAAAGAGCCGCAGCTTAAACAGCAGTTATGGATGCACATTCTTCCCTTGGGTACTAATCCAAGACACAATCAACAACAATACAGTTTGGGTTCCACCATCTGTTGCTGCTTTGGGAACTTTCTCAAATTCACAACGTAGAACAGAATTATGGTTCGCTCCAGCTGGTTTCAATCGTGGTGGGTTAACTGATGGAGCAGCTGGTTTACCAGTTCTTCAAACTTCACTAAGATTATCATCAAAAGACCGTGATACCTTATATGAAGCAAACATCAACCCAATTGCAACATTCCCAGCAGAAGGAGTTGTTATCTTCGGTCAAAAGACCTTACAAGTAACTCCAAGTGCGTTAGACCGCATCAATGTTCGTCGTCTAATGATCTACTTGAAGAAAGAAATTAGCCGTTTCGCTTCAACTGTTCTATTCGATCCTAACATTGCTGTAACTTGGAAGAGATTTACCAATCTTGCAGTTCCATTCCTAGAAGGTGTTCAATCTCGCTTTGGTTTGAGCGAATTCCGTGTTGTGTTGGATGAAACTACAACAACTCCAGAATTAGTTGATCGTAACGTTGTATACGCCAAGATCTTATTGAAGCCAACTCGCGCAATTGAATTCATTGCTCTAGACTTCGTAATCGCAAATACTGGTGCATCATTCGCTGATTAATAAAAATAAATAAAAATAATTTGGGATACTATATAAAAGTAGTATCCCAATTATTAGGAGAACAAAAATATGGCATTTTGGAATAGCGCTGAAGCAGAACCATTAAGACAATTTAGATGGTACATTAATTTCGGCTCAACAGCTGGCTTAGATTCAGTTCGTTATGCTTTGAAGAAGGCAGATAAACCTAAAGCAAAAGTTAATGAAATTACCCACAAATATTTAAATCACTCATTTTATTATCCAGGTCGTTTAGAATGGGAAGCAATTAATTTAACATTTGCTTCAATCACTAGCCCAAGCATGGCAGCTGCCTTAAAGAACATTTTAACAAACTCAAATTACTTGGTCCCAAGTGATGAAAATATGCCAGCAGCACAAATGAAAACTTTAAGCAAAAAGAAGTTTGCTACAACCATTGGTGAGCTTACTTTAGTACAAATTAATGCTGAAGGTCAAGATATTGAAACTTGGAAAATAAGAAATCCATTCTTTACTTCCGTACAATGGGGTGCTTTGGATTACGGCTCAGACGAAATTGTTGAATGCACTTGTACAGTTCGTTATGATTGGGCTGAGTTAGCTGAAAAAACACCAGTAGCTGGAGAAAGCACTGGCGCGACACCAGCTGGAACTGGCGATGCAGCTGCTCCTCCAACTACTCCTCCTTAATATGGATTATGAAGCATGGCATTCTGGGGTCAAAGAGATTTAAAAGAACCATTACGCCAAAATAGGTGGTATCTTGAGTTTACAGAAAAAGAAGGATTGCTGCCTTTTAAGTTTGCATTAAAAGAATGTAAAAAACCAGAATATGAAATTGGGGTAACGGAACATCGGCTATTAACGCATACGTTTCGTTACCCTGGTCTTTTAAAGTGGAAACCAATTACTATTAAAATGGTTTCTGCTTTATCAGCTAAAAGTACTTTAGATAGAGCAATTAATCTTTTAACTTATGAAGCTGGCTATTATGTACCAAGAATAGCACAGCAGCAAATAAGCAAAGAAAAAGCTACTTCTAAACAAGTTTTTGGAAATGCTTTAGGATTAATACAAATTAATGAAGAAGGGCTTGAAGTTGAACGTTGGACCTTGCTTAATCCTTTTATAAGTTCAGTTAATTATGGTACACTAACTTATGAAAATGACAATTTTGTTGAAGTAAATTTTACAATTCAATATGATTGGGCTACACAACTTGATGATGAAAGACAATTTCAAACAAAACGCGCCGTGAGCGCGCAATAAAAGAAAGCAGGCTATAAATGAGAAATAATGAAGAGAGATTCGGAGCAGTACCAGAAATTCAAGACGCTACACCCCCACAACAATTTATCGGTCAAAACGGAGAGCAAAACCTAGGATTAAGTTTTGTTGTCCCAACGGAATTTGTTAATTTACCATCTAAAGGTAAATTTTATCCTCCAACGCATCCATTGCATAAAAAAGATGTAATAGAGATTAAACAAATGACTGCCAAGGAAGAAGATATTTTAACTTCCAAAAGCTTGTTAAAAAAAGGTGTTGCTTTAGATAAGCTAATTGAATCATTAATTGTTGATAAAAATATCAAACAGAATTCATTAACTGTTGAAGATAGAAATGCAATTATTATTTCAGCTAGAATTGCAGCGTATGGTGCGGATTACACAACCACAGTTTCTTGTCCTTCTTGCTCACAAAAAAGCAAATATACGTTCAATTTATTAGAAGAACTCACCCCAGACGAAGTAGAAGAAACAGAAGAAGCTACTCACGTTGACGAAAATGGTTGCTTTACGATCATTCTGCCAGCTACAAAATGGAAGGTTGTTTGTAGAGCATTGGTTGGAAATGATGAGAAAACAATTGTTAATTTAAGTGAAATGAAGAAAAAATCTGCAAATGATTCAATGTTGCTGGAACAATTAAAACTAACAGTTATTTCTATTCAAGGCGTCACAGAAAGAGTTACGGTAGAAAACGCTCTTAGCGCAATGCCAGCAAAAGATTCAAAATATTTAAGAATGAAATATCAAGAAGTTGTTAAATCAAAAGATCTAGTTAGAAAATTTTCTTGTAATTCTTGCGATTATGAAGCGGACCTAGAGGTTCCGCTATCAGCAGACTTTTTTTGGTTTAAGTGATGAATACCAATTAAACGTCTATGAACAATTTTTCTTTTTAAAGTATTATGGCGGCTTCAGTCTTTTTGAAAGTTATAACCTTCCAGTGCAATTAAGAAAATGGTTTGTAGAAAAATTAATGGATCAACTCAAAGAAGAAAATGATGCAATGAAGAAAGCATCAAGAGGTTAGAAAGAGCGGGAGAAATCCCGCTCTTTTTTTATTTGTTTTCTATTTATCTATTGAAGTGTAACTTAGGTAAAATTATATGGCTGATTATAAAGAAGAATTTGCTTTAAAACAAAAAATAGCTGATACTGAAACTAGAATCAATGCTTTAAGAACAGCTAGTACTGGTATTGATGAAAAAGCTATTATAGCCTTACAAGAAAGACAGGATAGATTACAGGCTCAGTTGTCTTTAGAACAAGAAGCCAATGAATTGAGAACCGATTCGCAAAAAGAACTTGAAAATGAAATTAAGCTATTAGATGATGGTGTTGAAAAAAGACAAAAACAATATGAGTTAGAAAAATTAAAACTTGAAGAATTAAAAAAACAAAAAGACGTAACAGACGAACAAATAGAAAAACAAAAGGAAGATCTTGAAAGAGCAAAACAAGCCTATAAACAAGAAAGAGAAGCAACAGCCAACTATGAAAGACAAAACAGCTTAAAAGAAAAAGCTTTAGAGCTATATCAAAAAATTCATCAAAAAGTAGATTTGGTAACTGATGGTTCTTATACCCAAATTACAAACTTTTTTACCCTAAACGGCATTTTAGGCACAATAGGAAAATTATTTGGAGAAATTCTATCTTCTTCAACCCAGTTAGTTGCTGTAACTGGTCAAATGAATTTAAATTTTACTGGTACTGTTGCTGGTTTGGCTGATTATGGAGTTGGTCTTACAGAGGTTAGTAAAGCTGGTGGAGTTGTCTTTACCACAATGTCTAATTTTTCTAACTTAAATAAGACGATGCAGGTTCAATTAACGGTTTCAGCCGCAAAAATGGAAAGATTGGGTGTTTCTGCTAGCGTAACTGGAAAAAATTATAATGAATTAAATAAAGCATTAAGAATGAATGCTACGGAGGCTATGCAAACCAACGAACAATTGGCTCAAGCAGCAATAGGAGCTGGTATAGCTCCTCAAAAAATGTTAGAAGAGTTTGCAAGTAGTATGCCAAAATTAGCTGCTTATGGTAAGGATGCAATAAATATTTATGTTGGTTTACAAAAACAAGCAAAAGCACTAGGCATGGAAATGGGAAGTCTGACTAACATAGTTGGCGATCAGTTTGATACATTCGAAGGGTCTGCGCGTGCAGCTGGTAAGCTAAATGCAGTTCTTGGAGGAAATTATTTAAATTCAGTAGATATGTTAAACGCATCAGAAGAAGAAAGAGTGATGATGATCAAACAATCTCTTGAACAAAGTGGTAAAAGTTTTGATTCTCTAGACAAATATCAAAAAAAGGCTTTAGCAGCAACACTAAATATAACTGATATGAGCGAGGCAAGCAAGTTTTTTGGAACATCTACTACTGATGTTACCAAAGAAATGGATAAACAAGCTGTCACACAAGAGAAGCTCGCTAAAACACAACTAGCAACAGTTACAGAAGTTGAAAAATTAGTAAAAACATTACAAGCTGATTTTATGCCAACAGCAAAAACTGTTGTTAAAGTCGTAGAGCGCATTATTGATGCTTTTAGAGATGTTAGAAATTGGTTAAATAAAACTTTTGGCGAGGGAACATTTACACTTGTTATGTTTGGAACTGCAATAGCTCTTGCTTTTGGTGGAAAAATTGTTTCAGCTATTTCAGGTATTGTCAGTTTATTTAAAAAAGTTGGTGGAGCAACAAAATCCTTGCCAGAAGCTGGTAAAAATGCTGGAAAAGGAATTGGTAACCTTAGCGAAGGATTAAAGAAACTATCTGGACCACAAATTCTTCTTGGCATCGTAGCAATTGGTGTTGCAGTAATTGCGATTGGTTATGGTATTAAAATAGCTTCCGAAGGATTAGCAAAATTAGTCCAATCCTTCCAAGGATTAACTGGTCCTCAAGCAATTGCAGCCGTTGCAGGCTTAATAGTTGTAATGGTAGGCTTTGTAGCCATTATTTCCACTCTAGGAACAGTTATGATGGCTGGTCCTGGTGCTGCTGCTGCTGTTGGACTATTAGCACTTGGTGCAGCATTTATGATGGTTGCCGTTGGCATAAATATAATGACTGATTCTTTAATAAGGATGCAGCCATTAATAGTTGCAGTTGGAAAAGTTGTTATGGAAGGTTTAGTTAGAATATTTGATAGATTAATGCTTGCAGTAGAAACTATTTTCCCATATCTAAGAGATGTCGCTATAGTTATAATTAAAGAATTCGGTTCTATAGTAAAAACTCTTGCTATTGTAATAGGCACCGTATTAGTTGTTGCTTTAAATGGTTTAAAAGAAATTATAATTGGCATTTATGCTCCAATAGTTAAATTAGTTGATGTTGTTGGCACTGTTTTAGTAAAAGCTTTTGATTCACTAGTAGAAATTGTAAAAATACTTGCAAATACTTTTGAAAATGTTATTTTGGGAGTTTTTGATAAAATCATCTTGTTGTCAGAAAAAGAAGGTATAGCATTTAAGTTAGCAGCCATTGGTGGTGGTCTTATCACACTTGCAGGTGGTTTTACTGCGCTAGTTGTTCCGCTAAAAGCTTTTCCAAACGATGATTTTGATAGATTTGCTTTAGCAGCAGAAAAACTATCAAATATAAATATTGCATCTGAAGGTCTTGAAAAATTTGTAATTGCTATAAAAAATGTATTAAATTCTCTTAACAAAGATATGATAAAAGATGCTTCTGAAAGATTAGAGCTTTTTGCTAAATCTGCATCTATTTCATTTCCAATTTTTGTCATAATTGCACAAAATTCAGCTCCAGCTATTTTAATAATTGCGTCTTCTATAACAGCTCTAACAACCTCTTTGAAGAAACTGATGGAAATTACTGGTTTTTCAGAAAGTTTATCAGTAATATCTGGAGCTATAGTTGTTTTTGCTAATCAATTCATAGCACTAGATCCAGCAATTGGTGCAATGAATACTTTATCAGAAACTTTGAATAAATTAACAATAACATTTACTACAATGTTTAATGTAGTGTCTGGAAGAGCAACTGGATTTGGCTTAAATGCTTTTTCTACTTCTATCATAGAAACTAGCGTAGCAATTCAAGTTCTTGCTGCTTCTTTAAATCAATTACCAGATAACAAAACAATAGAAATTAAAAATTTAAGTGAAAGCATAATTGCAGTTAAAAGTATTAAAGAAGAAGATCTAAAACCAACTAAAGAATTTGTAAAAATATCTAAAGAATATTATGAAATTCAAGCAAAATCAAAAGATGCAGATTCAGACGCAATTGTTGCCGCATTAAGAGAATTAAATGCCAAGAATAAAGAAGAAGAATCTGAAGAAGGCAAAGAAATAACTTTAATTGTAGATGGAACTGCCTTTGCAAATGCTATTAATAGCTTTGGAAAGAAAAGAATTAAAGCAATCTTACACAGTGGTGGATAACAATGACAGTACCAATAACTTTAAATAACGTAAATAGAATTGATATTTATTCTTTTAGCTTAAACGAAGAATTTTCTTTTGCTGCTTTCTTAACTGATTTTAGTGATGGTTTTACATCAAATTGGAATTCTCAAGAAATTTATGGTAGAATGGACCCAATTTTTACATATAAAAATACAACAAGAAAAATTACTTTAGCTTTTGATGTTCCAAGTAATTCTAAATCGGCAGCAGTAACAAATGCACTAAATTCTCAAAAGTTAATCAATTCTCTTTATCCAGTGTATGAAGATCAAGAAGGCAGAGGAACGGCTACTATCGGCTCGCCGCCGCTTGTTAGAATAAAATTAGCAAATTTAATTTGCAGATCAGATAAAGATAGAAAAATTAATTCTGCAAGAGAAGCTGGCTTACTTGGATGGATTGATGGCTTTACTTTTAAACCAGAGTTAGATAGTGGAGTTTTCGTTAACGACGATAATACTGTTATTTATCCAAAATTATATAAAGTGAGTTTTGGTTTTAACGTTATCCATGAACATGCTCTTGGACATAAAATTAAAGATGGAAATCATATACCAAGAATTACTGTTAACAATAAGCCTACAGAAACATTTCCAAATAATTTTGTTGGCTTACCTTCACAAACACCGCCAGCTCCTCAACCGCCCGATCCGCCCGCGAGGATAAATCCAGATCAAATAGGCGAAAGACCAGTGCCTTTAGCCCAGGTAAATGATAGTTTAGCACCAGCTACTGCTCTTGACGAATCTGCTAGACAACTTAGAGATGCAAGCGTATTTACTGGTCCAGCTGCTCCTGTCGAAATACTTTAATAGGAAATAACAATAATGATTAATAGATACATAGACAGAGAAGTTTTAAAAAATGAAGAAGAGATGTATAGACAAGTGTTTCTTGAAAGAAATGTAAAATTTATTAATCAATATACAACACCAACATTTATATATCCCGATTCAAAAAATATTAGAAGATTAAGACTGGTGGAACATATATGGGTTGTAGGCGATAAATTTTATAAATTAGCAGATAGATATTATGGTGATTCAAAAGATTGGTGGATTATTGCTAAATTTAACAATAAACCAACTGAATCTCATGTTAAAATAGGTGAAAAATTACTTATACCAACTCCAATTCAAGAAGCTTTAAATGTAATGAAGGGTTAAAAGATGGCTACAGAACAGCAACAAGAAGCTACAAAAAAAGCTAAAGAATCAAAAGGACCAAGCGCAGCTGAATATGCATCTCGCTTGCGTTTAAATGAGCAAGCAGCCTTGATGCTTAATGTAGATAAATTAGTTGATACAGAAGCAACAGTCGGTGCAAACAGAATAAAAAGAAAGGATATAAAATACAAAAATTTTTGTCTTTTTAGAGAAGGAACTAATGGTCATATTGATTTAACTAAGAGAATTTATAGAAATGACTCCGTAAAATATCTTATAAAAAATGTTCCAACTAAAATATTGTCTTCTCTTTTGCCCACAATAAAACTTTATAAAATATTTTATCCAAATGTTGATAAGGGAAGCCGAAATAAAGGATACGCGTGGAGGGTTCCTTTTGATGATATTCCTGTTAGCAGTAAAGATGGAACATCGGCTTTCCAAGAAAAATCAATAGAAGAGTTATTAGCTGGAAATGGAAGATTTCATGGTGCTGGTATAAAATCTTTTAATTACAAGTATGTTGGTGTAAATCCAGCCGAAGTTGATACAAATATTTTAGCTGAATTAGAAATATTTTTCCAAAACGTTGCAGACCTTGTTAAGCCAATCCCTGTAACTGCTGATCAATTTTTAAAACCGCCTCCAGCTGATGTAGATTTAGATTTTATGTATGCTCATTTAGCAGTTAATACACCAATGAATGAGTATAACAAATCTTCCAAAAGAAACGAAGTTAATAGAAAATATTTTAGGCTTAAAGCAGTTGTAGGGTACTCTGAACCATCAGCAACTTTTTTTGAAAATTTGCTACAAGAATTTAAACCAGATGAAATAGAGAAAATTAAAAATGCGATAAGAACTTCAAAAGTAATCTTATATTTAACTCCCACAACGCATGAATTATCATTTGAAGAAAATGGTACTGTAACTATGAAAATAAGTTACATTGCAGCTATGAGTTCTAATTTAATAGATTTAGATTGTTTATCTTTAACCAAAAAGCACGATGAGCTTCAAAAAGAAATTGAAAATTATGATCAAATAACTTCTTCTACAAGAATGAGTATTGCAGAATTAAGAAAAAAAGATTCAAAGCTTTCTCAAAAACAAAAACAAAAAGAAATTGAAGCAAGGGAAGAAACATCCAGAAAAAAAATATCAGCACTACAAAACGAACTAGATAATACAAAAAATGCTGTTTATAGTGAAGTGTTTAACAGATTAATAGGTTTAACAAAGGAAAATAATCCACAAGGACAAATTTATAGCGCTTTATTTAATAAGACCGCACTTGGTATTACTGGAACAAAAGTTGAAGAAAATAGCACTCAAATAAGAATTAAAAATTTACAAAAAAATAGAACCATAAGCGATTATAAATCAGATAGTATTACAGATGAAGACAGAAAATATTTATCAGTAAGTAATGTTCCTCCAAGAGTTCCTGCACCAAAAAATTCTAATCCAAAAAAACCAAATAGTGACAAAGTAGAAACTGCTCAAAATATACATGAAAAAAGAGCAGAAAAGAATACAAGAAGTTCCATTTTAGAAAGAAAACCAGGTTATTCAAAAATTAAATTTATATTTCTTGGTGATTTATTAGATATTTTCTGTTCTGTCATCAATACTAGAATATCAGATCCACTCGAAAGACCAAGATTAGTATTTACTGATTTTGAGATAGAAATTCCAACCACATCAAAAATTGAAAATGGAACTCAAAATATTTTTGATACTGATGCGAACTATACACGTTATATTCTAAATATAGCAGATATACCAATTTCAATTTATTTGTTGCAGCAATTTTTTCTTGATAAGATTATTAAACCAAGAAAATCAGTCTATCCATTAATTGCTTTTATAAATGATATTTTAACTACTTTAATTGCACCAGCAATAGCGCCTTCTGTTTTTGGTAGAAAAACTGTTTTAAATAATGGTATACGCCTTTCTTCTATCAACTTAACAATTCCATTTATTGGAACAAAAGGAACAGAATCTGGCACGACAGACGCACTAACTGGCAAGTCAAAAGAAGAAAATTTTTCTGGTGTTATTAACGAAGAAACGCTTAAAAAAGCTTCACTGGAATTATTTAGCGAAAGAACTCAGGAAGAATGCGGAAACTATTTAATCTTTTATTGTTCTAATAAATTACCAGGTTCATTAATAGGAAATAAATTAATAGGAGAAGATTACGCTGGTTGGATAAATGCTGATGAAAAAAATGGCGTTTATCATCTTTCAATAGGAACTGATGCTGGGTTTATTAAGAAAATGTCTTTTTCAAAAACTGACATGCAATTCTATAAAGAGGCTAGACTGCAAAGCAGCACTGGCGATAAAACAATAGCAAGTTTTGGTGAAGTTTATGACGTGAATCTTGAAATGTTTGGTAATAATATTTATAGACCAGGAGATTTCTTTTTTATAGAGCCGCTGTTCTTTAAAGATAAGCAAGCAATAGATTTACAAAATAAATTAGGTATTGGTGGATATTACCAGGTATTAGAAGTGAGCAATAATATAAGTGATAATAATTTTCAAACTTCAATTAAATCAACTATTGTTGGTGTTTTAGAACAGGGAGAAGTATTCCCAACGGCGAATAATAGGAGTCCTTAATGATTGAACAGAGTAAAATAAACAACAATATTCCTTTAAATTCCGAAAATCAAAACACTTCTAATATCTCCTTATTTGAGGCAAGAAAGTTTTATTATCAAGAAACATTAAAATTTGTAAGTGAGGATATTTTAAAAGACGTTCTGGAAAAAACTACTTTAAAAGAAATTCCATTTGGAGATTTATATAATAATAATGCATTTTATGGAGTATTAGACTATGAAGGTGACGTTGTATCGCCAATCGAAAATAATACTTTTTTCACAACTGTTGGAACAGCCAATGATAAAGTTTTAAAACTTCAAAATTTTGTTGCTGACGCTTTTAACGATATGAAGGATTATCTTAACAGACAAGCAATAAAAAACGCTTTTTCAAATCAATCTGCTTATTTTAATTTAAGTATTAAAAAGGCTTTTGAAGGAATAGATGAACTATATCCAGCCACTCATTTAGTTACTGCTCATAAGTTTAGAAGTTTTATTTTGTCCGATAAACAATTAGACTCTAAGATAACTGATTATAAAAATTTTAATCAAGAATATATTAAATTTTTAGTTGATCATTTAAATATTTTACCAGTTACAAAATCTGGTTTAGCATTATCTTTAAATTTAGAAATATTTTCAAGTGGATTAATTTTTAGTATTAGCGAAGATTTACCAGATGATGATGTAAATAAATATATAAAATATTATTTAGACGAAGGATTTATTTGTTTTTCAGAAGCTTGTGAAAGATTTGGATTTAAATTTGATAAAAATTTACCTTTTATATTATTTGCTGATTTAAATTCACCAGCAATGAAGATTTATTTAAACAAATATAATTTGCAAGATGGAAAAGATGTTTTTAATAAAAGATTTAAAAAACTTTATTTAGAAGATATTAACCAACTAAAATTAATGTTTTATAATTCTTACAATACATTCTTGATTGAAAACACATATTATGGTCAAGATTATAGTAATGTATGCGCTAGAGATGCTTCAAAGACGATTCTAAAAGAAAGAACTTCAGTATCTTTTGAAGAATATACAAGAGAGTTCCCAGATTCTTATTGGATTAAAATTTATACATATTTTAAAAATTTAGAATTATCAAGAGGCTTAACACAAAAACAATTTGATAGTTTGGTAAAATATGCTAATAGTTTTGTTGAAATAAAAAATATTAAATCAGCATTAAGAATTATAAATAATAAATTTAATCAAGGCGCTGGAGCTGTTTATTTTGACGCTTTACAAGCAAAAAATAAGATGCTACAACAAGAACAAGCGGTCGGAGTACCAGACCAGCCACGAATAATTTTATGAGGCTAAATTGTTATTCCAAACTCTTGATGACAAAAAAGAATGTGTAGGAATCTACACCACTGGTAAGTTACATTTTGATGAAATCCCCGAAAATTTAACGGCATCTTGGAGTTATTCGCCCTATTTAAAGGGGCAAGAAATTCAATATGCAAATTTGTATTGTGATGGCAAAACTCTTGATGAAGTTTGCCCAGATCATCTACGCGATGAGTGGTCAAAGATTAAATCAAGATTAAAATCCTTCATGTCTTCATTTATTGAAGCAAAAGTTTCATTAGATGAAAATTGTTTTTTTGATTTAACACCAAAAAAGTTCTTGGAGCAATACTGTGAAATTAAAAGCAAAATTACTCAACACGTATTTGATACTTATGAAAAACCACAAGAGTATAATTTTTATCGTAGATTCAATGAGCTGCTTAACGACATTAAATATCGTGAGTTAAATATTGATCTTGACGCATTGAAGAAAAATATCTTAAATGAAAAAGATTTAAGTTATTATCATAAAATGCGTGATGTTAGTAAAATTGTTGATTATAATCTATTTGGAGCTGTAACTGGAAGGTTGGCTATGAAAAAGGGTAGCTTTCCCATTCAAAGCTTTCAGAAACAATTTAGATACGCTCTAAAGCCGCATAATGACTGGTTTGTAGCATTTGATGTTAATGCAGCGGAGCTTAGAACATCATTAGCACTATTAAATTGTGTGCAACCGCAGGAAGATTTATATGAGTGGATTGGGAAGAACATTCTTGGAGATGTATCGCGCAACAACGCCAAGAAAATTGTCATTGAGTGGCTATACAATTCTAGTAATCCTATCTACCACAAATACGCTCAAAACCTTGATAACGTCTTCAAAAAAGATACGCTAAAACAACTTTATTGGGTAAATGGATATGTACATACACCATTTGGTCGTAAAATTGAAAGCGACGAACATCATGCAATTCCATATTTAAATCAGTCAACATTTATTGATCTTTTTCACAGGCAAACAATCAAAATCGATGATTTTTTAAATAATAAAAAAAGTTTTATTGCATTTTTACTACACGATGAATTGGTGCTTGATATGTCTGATGATGAAAAAGAATATATCCTAGAAATTGCTAAAATTCTACAAAACACACAATTTGGAAAATTTCTTTGTAACATTAAAGTTGGACGAGATTATGGTAATATGAAGAAATTAAATTTAAAGGTAGAATAATGTATACAATAATTGGACTTGGCGCTGCTGGATGTAACATTGCAGAATTATTCGAGGACAGCGGTTACAAAGTAAAATTAATAGATACTGAAATTGAAGGCGAAAACTGTTTTGCGTTCTCCCCTCAGAAAACGCCAGAATTATATGAAGAAAAAGTACCCGATTTAACGGATTTTTTTAAAGATGTTACTGAAAAAATAATTTTAATTATTGGCGGTGGTGGTAAAATTTCTGGTGCTTCTTTGAAGATTTTAAAACAATTAAAAAACAAAGAATTAAATATTCTTTATATCAAACCAGAAGAAAAGTTAATTGGTTCTTTATCAAAACTTCAAGATAGAGTGACTTATAATATTCTTCAAGAATATGCAAGATCTGGAGTTTTTAAAAATATTTATTTATTTAGCAATCCTGTTGTTGAAAACATAATTGGTGATGTTCCAATTGTAGAGTTTAAGCAAAAAATGAATAAAGTTATTTTTAATGCGATGAATGCATATT